CCAGCCTTTAATGTTCCAAGCATCCCCTCTTTGTCCGTCTGTTGATGTAGGAGTAGGCCATGTTTTTTTATCTTCATAGTCCACTGCATCGGCTAGTTTCGCACCGAACTTCCTTCCTGTCTTTTTCCTTGTAACTGTATAGCCTGTTTTATTTTCATTGACATAATTACCCACACCTGGGAAATGGTCCGTTGCTCTGGGACTAGGCCACATCTTTCTGTGTTCTGCTTCACTAGCTAAACCTTTACTGTGTCTTTTATGTTTATTAGGACTTTTATCTATATACATACTGTCTCGGCATACTGTTGGAGTAGGCCACATCTTTGCATATCTCGCAAGACCGATGCTGCCGTCTATTCCTTTTCTATTAATCTTTCTTAAGGTTCCAGTCTTTGTTACCTTAAACTTATCATCTTTGCCTATAATTCCACCAACAGTAGCATCACTTTTTGTCGCTGTAGGCAATAATCCATAACCTTTGCCTTTGGTGGAGTGCGCCGACGCTTGATGCTGAAATATTAAATGTCCTTGTGGAGTAACTTTCGCTCTCCAAGTCTTTGATAACATTGTCGAGACCGAGTTTAATGTGTCCACTAACGTTTTCTCCAATAACCCAAGTCGGTTTGATTTCTTTGATAAGCCTAAACATTTCCGGCCAGAGATGTCTTGGATCTTTTTCACCTCTTTTTCTGCCTGCGACGGAGAAAGGTTGGCAAGGGTATCCTCCGACAATAATGTCGATGGGAACAAGTCCTTTTGCTTTGAGTTCTTCATAAGTAACCTCCTTTATATCATTAAAAATAGGTATTTTTGGAAAATTTTTCTTCAGGACTTTATGGCAGTAAGGCTCAATTTCACAGAAAGCTACAGTTTCAAAGCCGCCTGTACCTTCCAATCCGAAACTGAAACCTCCCATACCTGAAAATAAATCTAATATTCTAAGTTTTTTCATTCTGTATCACACGGTTTTAAATTTTCTGTATTAAATGGAATAATATTGTCTACTTCATTACCCCAAACATCCCAACCTTTTGTTTTTTCTCTAGCAAAAAGTTCTACTCTAGGTAAGTCACCCATAAGAGTCACAATCCTGTCTCTTATTTCATCTGGTTTTTGAGAATGTTTTCTCTGTGGTGCAAGAATCGCCTGATAAACTCCTTTATTAATTCTTTTAGGCTTTCCTCTGGTTGCAAGCAAACATATCTCTGCATTTGCCCTTGTCCAATATCCAAGACCACATACAGGCTTTCCGTTGCTGTACATTTTCATCCAAGTAAATCCAACAGTTTTATAAGTAAAACCCCAAGATTTAATTACTTCAAAAGCCTCTAATAAGTTAGGGTATGTTGCCCACATAAATAAAATAGAATTATCTGCGGCTATGCTTTCTACAGGAAGTTTTTTTATATCTTCCAAACTCATAGTTTGATAATGAGCTGAAGCTGATTTATGTCCACCTTTTGCAGTCCAAACTTTGTAAGTCCAAGGTGGGTCGGCATAAATAATATTATATTTTATCATATCCCATTATTTTAGGACAATAAAAACTATAATCAAGTTTTTTTTGCTCTGTATCCTCGTTGTCTTTTCGATGTTATTTGATAATTACCTCTCAAGTTTTTTAGCCAGTCTTTTTCTGTTTGTGTTTTTAATTGGTGGCAGTTGCTACAGAGTTGCTGCAGATTTTTTGTGTTGTTGTTGTTTGAATTACCGTCAATATGATCTGTTTCCATAGCACACATACCCTCTGGTCCTAGTGTTTTTGCATCCAATCCACAACTTGCACATTTTGTGTTTTTAAAAAGTTCAGGTAATAATTGTTTTTCTCTGGGTATTGTTCCTAAGCATGTGTAGCACAGCCTATAGAATCTGTGCCTGATAAAATCACCATTTCTTGTTTTGCAACTTTCTTTAACTTTAGAAGGGTTGCTGCAGCCTTTTATCTGGCATATTGGTTTCAGCACCCTCCTAGAAGTGTATAGTTTAAAAGCATTAGCCATACAACATCTTTAAATGTAGAGATTTTTTATCCACATATCCACTTTTTTTGTATGGGACATATTCTCCTCTATCATTTATTAATGTTTTGCCATCTTTACTACCAATTTTAGCTCCAAGTAGTTTTCGAGTTTTTTTTGTTTTTGGGTGTTTGTAGATAATAAGAACAGGATAAAGAGTTACTTCTTTTCCAGTCTCATCTATTATTTTTCGGTGGGTATCTTCTAGAGTGAGTTTTACACGCTGCTTTGATTTTTTTGCCATTTTAAAGTCATTTTGTAAGTGCCAGGTGTAAAATATAGCCAAAAACGGCACCTAATACGAGTAAAAATATAGTAAGTTCTCCGGTCATTTTTGAAAATAAACAATATAAATTATAACTAATAAGATCCATAACATTAAAGAAAAGTGATCCACCTAATTTACAAACATCTTTACATAGAATAATGCTAATAGTAATAGTATAAAAACAGCTATTCCAAGAAGCCTAAGCCAATAGAATATTTTAGTTATCATGGGTATTAAATTACTATCTTTTCTAATTTTAACAACACCTTTCCCTTTACACTTAGGACACACTTTTGGTGGTGTTACCGAATAAAGTAAATGACCCGAGCCGAAGCATAGTTTACACACTTCTTTCATTTTTTTATTCTTATCCAAATTTCAATCACAAGCCAGAAGAAAATTACCCCCCACATATGACCGGTGCGTATGCAAAATAAAATATTAGAGTCTTGAGTACAATCTTCCATTATTTTTTTGCTCCATTGGACATTTTGTTCAAAACCTTTTTAACAAGATCTGTTAAACTCATTTTTTCTAATTGTTTTTTTGTGGGTTTTTTTATTTTTTTCTTCTTTTTAATCGTCTCCGAGCTCTTCGCCACGCACTGCCTCGTTTTCTTCTTCCTTTGTGCTTGTTCTGCCATTTCACTATAGGATTCGTATTAAGCAAATCCAGATTAGGGCTAATGCAATCCATTTCACACGGATAAGTCCTAATATTTTATAATTAATGATGCGACAAAAAGCACTACATGTGCATGGATATTTACAACTGCATGTAATACAGTTCCATATACTTTTTATTGAGCCCATAAGATTAACCTAAAACGTATTTCCAAGTTACCCAAGCTGCAATAACCCACCAGACTTTAACATCAACAACAGTTCCGCTGACTACCCAATCTTTGAGTTCTTCTGCTTCATTTTTAATCCAATCAATCATTTGTAGTTATACCCTCCATTATTTTTGATATATTTTCAAATAGAATTAAATGATATACTTATTTTGTTTTGGTTTCAAGTTTTTACTTTTTGTATTTTATTTTTTTTCTTGTCTTTGGGTAACCATTCTTGTATAAAAATTTTATAATAATATTCTGCATAACTCTCTAATGTTCTGTTCATATCTTCTGCAAATTTTGGATTGATATCATATGCTTTTGAAATAGTATCACTTATATTTTTTAATTTTATTGTCATTTAGCTACGCACACTCTTTTATCTTCAATCACTCGAAACATTTTACAGTCTTTTTGTAATAACATTGAAATGACATGATCAGAATTTGTTTTACCTGTAGTGGTATATGTAACAATATTCGTGGACAATGATACTGCTGTGTAACCGGAGCAACTTGCTAGTATTAGGGTAAGGAATAATATGGTTATTAATATTTTCATCTATAAACATTCCTTTTTTCATATAACTTTCTTCTTTTCTTTGTAAAATAATAGTTCTTTTTCTTCTTACTTGGAAACCAAATATCTATTATTGATTTATTTATAAAATATTTTGTTAATATCCTTATTATTTTTTTCATTGTTTTCGGATAAATTTTTTACCACAATAATCGCATTGGACTTGGCTAATGTCTTTTGTTAGAGCTCTTGATTTTTTATTTGAAAAACTCATGTAAACTCTGGGGTGTCCGTCTATACTACTTGTCATATCACCATCACAAGAAACAGATAAAGTTTTTGGATGAACATAGCTTGTATTTTCAAGTTTATTATTCATTTTTTTTTTATTAACATACTTTTATCAAATATACCCTTTACAATTCTTTGTCCATTCAAAATATTTTTTTCTGGAATGCACATATATTCTGATCTATGTCCTTTAAACAATAATTCTGCCTTACTGATACATTCTTCTACATTAGAGTAGGTATCTACATAATACATATTCATTCCGACCCAAGTCAATAAGATAAATTTCATTATTTATTTTTAAAGAATGCTCCTTTCGGTTCTCCTGATAAATTAAAAGATAAAGATCTGCGTTCTCCTTTTCCTTTGAAAGGAAACACTTCATGAGATTGCCAAGAAGGAAAGATATAAAAATCTGCAACTTTTGGTAGAATCATTTCATTCATTTTTATCTGTAGAGATTCTGGTCTATAAGGAAGCCAGCCATTTAAAGCCAGCCAACCACTAGGTTCAGATTTTTCATTAATTTGTTCTGGAACTTTTAAATATAAAATACCGGAAAGTAATCCTCCATGTGTATGGGGTGGGTTGTAATCTCCTTCGTACTGTGATACTACCCATATATCCATAATGTTTAGAGTGAATTCTTTCCATATGCGACTAGCATTGGAATCATACTCTCTTACTTCTTTTACATATGCTTCGCAACATTTTTGGGTAAAGTTTTGGAAATTTATTACTTTTTTATTGTAGTTTAAAGGGACAGATAATTGTTTGCCTTTATATATTTTTCCAGCGAGTTGAGAAGAATGATCAATGGCGTCTGGATCCGCAATAATTTTATCAGTTACTTCTAATACATCTTTTACATATTGCTCTGGAACAGTAATGTGCAGCATAGGTACGGAAAATAACTTCCCCCATCTGGCTTCAACATTTAAAGGTTCCGGTTTTTTTTCTTTTTTTTCTTTTGTCAATTACATCCTCTAAAGTAATTAATTTAAAATTAGGTTTTTTTACTTTTATATTATCCCTGTCTTCTTGCATTTGTTTTTTAAAATTATTTTGATAGGGCATTCCATAATTTAAACCTTTTACAAGGTTGTCTAAGACATCTCTACAAAAAGTCCAATCGTTTTGTTTGTTCACATTTTTAGCTATAATTTTTGAAATTCTGATCAAACTACGGTGAACACTATTTTTATAATCAGTTTTCATAATCCAAAAATATGCCGGATCTCTCCCCGGCTAGTCAGACCACGGGGGTGATCCCATTTATATACCGATGCAGGTTTCTCATACGGTTTTTTTTTTAGAATGCCTGATAGAGCCTTCTAAAACTGTTTAATCTTACTCAAAATACCCTAAATCGTGTTTAAAGGCATTTTTATGCCCACACAGAGCATTTCGTGTTTTTTAGGTGTTTTACACCAAAACACCTTAAATTGCCTCGTCGTAACCTAGTTTCTTGTATATTTTTTCGTTAGCTTTTTTTAATCTGTTCGTTATATCATATTTTTCTTTTGTCAAGTTTTGATTGTCCGTTTTTGCTGCAGCAAGAGTTTCTTCTGCTTTTTCCCGACCTTTTTTTTCAACAAAAAGTAGATCTTTTAAGTGCCCAACTTCTGCTAGAGCTTGTTTTAATTCGTCGTTACATTTTTTACATTTTTTTGTCATTTTTTATGCTTATCAATTAAATATTCCATTTGTTGTCCTGGTGAGCGATGGTTTTCTTTAGCTTTTGTAGCTAACTTATTATAATAAGGTAAATGTATGGAAACTGATTTAAATTTGTTTGTATCAGTCAATCGTGTAATCTCCTAAAAAAATAAATGGAAAAAAGTAAAGGCACCTAATGCAAGTAGACCAAATGCAAAAACTTTCCAAAACAGTAATATTGTAATGGTTATCATCCATCTCATAATACTACTAATTTAGTAAATATTTAGGATAATTACAAGTTTTTTTTTATAATTGACTTCTTATATCGTCTTCGCGCTTCATTCGTATGTAATTTCTAATATGAATTATTATCATCACTACATTTAAAGGAACCAACCCCCACATGCTTTGAGAAATTGTAAGCCACCACCACAGTATTTGCCCAAACATGCCTACAACAGGTGCTTTTCGTGATCGATTACCATATATCCAGACAGTTGTAATGGCGGCAAACGATGCTGCAAGTTCAATAAAAAATTTATCGTTGAATTCCATTGTCATTCATCCATGCTTTATATTCTTTTACAAATACATTAATAATATCACCTAGAACAGAAAAACGCTCTGGCCCATTAAACCCCCCGCCACTTTTAGTAAGAGTGCTTGCAATTTTGAGAGGATTACCACTCATTTGAATTTGACGAGAAATAATAGGCAGTGTTTCGTGTAATATTGCCCACATATCTCCGCCTGGTTTGGGTCCATGACAATGAAGTCCTCTTGGTTCAAATGTTTTGGGATCACAATCCACAATAACATAATATCCTGTTCCGTTTCTATCGACTTTCGTAATGGAACAAGGAGTCCTGTTTGGGAGTTTTCGTCTCATACCAAATTTTTTATTTGTCATTTTAACTAATGTACTTGAGGTCCTTTTTTAAATTCCTCTAATTTTTGTTCTAATTCTTCGGTTTTTAATTTTGATTGTTTAAATATAAGACTTCCGTTTGTTTTTGCATCAAAGTATTTTTCACAAGGACAAATATATAAGTTCTTTTCTATCTTTGCAAAAAAAGTTTGTTCTTCGCAGTCTGGACACAATACTTTTTCACATACCATAGATAAAGACATTTCGTCTTTAAAAAATTTATGTAATTGTTTTAAAGTTTCTTGCTCCTCTCCGAAGTCTGTTTTAATTTGTTTGTCCTTTTTTTTCATAGGCCGCTCCCCAAGTTTTTCCTATGTTATAGTCTACTACACTAGGTACTGATAGTTCAACAGCATTTTCCATTATTTCTTTAATTTTCTTTACTTCATTTTTATTTCTAATGGAAACATCTAGTTCATCATGCACTTGTATTAGTGGTAAAAAACCCTCTTTATGTAAATCCACCATACTTTTTTTGGTTTGATCGGCGGCTGATCCTTGAATTAATTTATTTAGTGCTTTGTATGTAAAAGCTCTTTTTATGTTCCATTTACCATGTTTGTCTTCGGCTTCTTTTCTATCATAAATACCTCTTTCATTCCATGTACTAGATTCCCATTTATCGAATCGGCAGGATCGGTTTAAAATAGTTTTAATTTTTCCAAAGTCTTCGGCTGTGCTAGTTACTAATCTCGCTAGTTCTTTTACAAAAGGAACTTTTTTATTATAGTTTTGTAGTAATTCTTCTGCTTTTTCTTGATTTACTCCTAATTCATCCATTAGTTTTCCTTTTCCCATACCGTAAAATAAAGCTAAGTTTATAGTTTTTGCTTGACTTCTTGGTATTTCTGCTATGTCTGCGACAATTTTATGAAAATCGATATTTTTCTTTTTATATTCATCTACAATGTCATGAACGCCATAAAGACCTTCACCTTCATTTACGACACTAGCATAATGAACAATTAAGCGTGGCTCTTGTTGCGAGTAATCAAATATAGCCCACTGTTCTTTTTCTTCAGGTAAAAATAAAGATCTGATCCGTGGTCCGATGTCCTTGTGCCTTGCTGGTATCTGCTGTAGGTTTGGATTAGAGTAACTTAGTCTACCTGTAATTGTTCCACCAATCTCGCCTCGTAGCTGATGTATTTCGGAGTGTATGCGTCCTCTATACTGATGCTTTAAAATTGTATCAATAAATGTAGTTCGTGCTTTATTAATCTCTCTTGCAGTTACAATGAGATTGGGTAATTTATGTGTATGAGCAGCCTTAGATAAAAAATTCTTGGTAAAACTAGGAAGCCCTGTCGGAGTTTTTTTATATTTAACAGATACTGCATCAAAAGCCAAGGCAACAGATTTAGCAGCCCATATCTCTACATTTATTCCAGTTAGTTTTTTTATCTCCTGTAATAAGAGTTGTTCTTCATGATGTAGATCTTTCTTCATTTTTTCTGCACCGTTGACATCTACTCGGACACCTTTTTGTTTCATCTCCATAATAATTTTTAAGACATCTAGTTCTAATTCAAAGATAGGCACAAGCTCTTGTTTGGTTAATTCTACTTCGAGCACATTCCAAAGTTTTAAAGTTAGTTCAGCATCTTTTTCTGCATACTCACCAACAAATTGAGATGGTAGTTTGTACATTTCTTTTTTAGGATCAATACCCCAATCTGATGCTGCTTGAACTAATAGGGCTTCGCTTTTAGAAATATTTAAATAAAACCTTGATAAGGAATCTAATTTGTAGGAGAATTTATTTTCATCCACTAAGCAAGCCGCAATCATAGTATCTATAATTCTTCCCTGAACTTCTATACCTAGTGTTTTTAACCAGCCGATGTCGTAAGGAGCATTGTGAAATACTTTATCAGCAGTGGTAGATAAGGTTTCTTTTACCCATTTAATAACTTTTTCTTTATCAAGGTTTCCCCCTCCTTCATGTGCAATTGGAAAGTAACCTGTAAAGTCTGCTGTAGCTATAGCAATGCCTGTAACATACCCATTTCTTTTTATATAACCAGGGCCATATATCATTAGATCCGTGTCGCATGTTTCTAGATCCACTGCAATTGTTTTTGCATTCTTTAAATTAGGAAAAGTGCTAGGGGGTATCCATTCACTAGTCACTTGAAATAAATTTGATCTAGGTACTTTTATCATAAAATCTCCAATGAAAATAACGTCTCCATAACCAACTACGTGTTATGGATACAATCGTAAATATTCCTCCGATTATGAGCATCTCTTCGATTTTAATATGAATATTAAAGAAAGGAAAAATAATAATTTGAACTAGGACAGATAAGCAGTATCCAGAGAATACATCAATAAATGCTTCTATAAAATGTTTTCTATTTTTTATCATTATTTGGACAATTGTTCATAATATCATCTACTGTTTTTTCACTTTCTAATTCTTTTATTTCTATTTCTGCATAGTGAATAACTTTTTTTAAGTCTTGTATCTGTTTATCATGAGAATGAAGTCTAGTCGCAACACGCATAATGTATTTAATTATAACTCCAAATATAAAGGGAAGATTATTCTCTCTGATAAATTCAATAGGCTGCTTTTTCCAAACTTTATAGTGGTTTCCACCAATTTGTTTTTTGTAAGGATTAGTCATCCATACTCCAACATCTTGTTTGCCAAGAACAGTATCTACATTCAAAATTATTTCTGTCTGATGATATTCTAGGCATTAGTTGTTTTTTTTCTGTTTTATCAATTATATCAAATGCTCTTTTAACATATTTATCTGCTGCTTCTTTGTCATATTTAATAAATTCGTGATGTAGAATAGCGGTTTCTTTATGTACTCCAGTAAGAACAGTGGCATTTTTAGTTAAGTTCATCATTTTCATGTAAACCTGTACTTGAACAAAATAATGAATGTGGGAATACCTTACTCCTCTTGTTCTAAATTGAGTAAATTTATTATCATTCATACTTTTACATTCCCATAATCTTGGAAATGGTTTCATAAATTCTGGTCCCTTGGTGATTTTTCCATCTATATGTCCTTTTAATTGACCCTTTGCAAATCCAAACTGTTGCTTATTAACATCTTCAGTAATTAAAGTAATTCCTCCTGTTTTCAGCCACCTTATTGTTAAATCTTCAAATGTATTTCCAATGTCAAAAATTCTGTAGATTCTAGAAGGCAGTTCTCTTCCTAAATCTGTTTTTGTATTTTGCCAAATATACTGTATTTGCCTAGAACAAGGCTTACCAATAATAGATGTGCCTAAATAGTCTCGTTTTCCTTGGGACTCTTTTTCTTTTTGGATAGAAGCATCTATAACGGCATTTAATTTTATTGATCTGTTATCTGTCATAAATTAAAATACCTGTCTGTTTGTGGAGTTATAATATGTAAATGTTCTTTTGCTCTTGTTACACCTGTATAAAAAACTCGGCATTCATCATCTGGATTATTAATATATTCGTCATCTGCTTTAGTTGGTAAGTCTGTCATAATAACTACGTTTTGACACTCGCCTCCTTTTGATCCGTGGATCGTTTCTAAATTTACTCTAGGCTTGGTTTTTAATTTTTCTCCTTTTCTTCTGCAGCTCCGTAGGTACACACGATCTTCAGGATCAATTAATTCTAAAGCATCATGCCAAATATCATCTCTCAGTAGTCCAAAGTTCTTTTTTAGATCTTCTATACTATATTTTGTTTCTTCGTCAGCTTTTTTCAATCCTTTATATCCATATTTTACACCTGAATTTACTTTTAAGAATTGATAAATATCTTTTATTTCTGCACAGCTTAGTTGTTTTCCTTTTCGTAAATCTTCCCAAGCATAAACAGCTTCTAGTATAGATTGTTTTACACCTTTATGACCTTTTCTTTGATAA